GTAGTTCCAAATTCTGCTGATGAATTCCACCCAATTGACTCTTTGAAGGCTACATTCTGCCCCCATCCCACATCAACAGTGAAATCCTTGCATTCAGCAATGTCATGAACTGTGGAATAGTGAGTGTTGAATTCACTTGTGCTTCCACCTTTCGAAGGATCGTACACTATACGAATGCGACCCTTGTGATACTCACTAGCAACAATCTGGAATCTGAATCTCATTGTGCCTCGCCAGTACTGGAAAGGCATGGCAGCCAATGCGCATGCAGGAAAATGCCACTCTTCACCATTCCTCTCTTTAAGACCAGGGTCAACTCGACAATTCCATAAGTGATCACCGGGATCATCAGTTTCAATCCAATTGAATTGATCAATATAAGACTCTCTACCAGCTATAGAAGCTATAGGCAGTTCGTCATCTGGTTGAATTCCGGTCGTTCTCGGGTCAATCGTGAGTTCCTGTTTACTATCAATTGTCACTTTGTGAGCTGACTGCTTCGTGTCCGTCACAGCAAGAGAATGCTTGGCCCTAGGTTCATAGAGTTCATAGTTGAGATTGTTGGGGGCTGACAAACCAAACATCTTTGCTATACTAGCAAGTGCAGTTGCCCCTATCTCAGTAGCCTTAGCATATGGTCCAATGGTGGGAACATTTGATAAAGATCCGGCGAATCGCGCCACATTAGATGCAGGTCGCGAAATTATGTTCTTGTCATGTTCGTCAGATCCCGATTCTGGTTCTGTTCCGTACTCTGGCACAGGGAATTCTCTCGTGGGAATAGATAGCTTCACATCCTCTGCCCATGCCATGACATTGATATTGATCTTGTCAGTGCCTGCATTGGCATGTTGCAAAATTGTGAAGGATGAGATAACAAGCTCACCCATATCCCTCCATTCCTTAGAGGGAATGATCAGATTATTCGATGGCCAGAAGAATGGCAACTCAAGTGTACCACCTTGAGAGGTGGTTGGATTGAGATAAACGTGCATTCTCTGAGAACCTCTCACTCTGTCTGATGGGACCCAATCTCGAGTAGGCGATGTTCTATCAAAAGCAACAAGTGGTTCGTATGCTGCTATGGCTCTTCCATAATAGAACGCATTCCCATTGATGAGAATCTTGACGTGCAATTTACATCTCAACAAATGGAAATTTTTGACCTTCTCAAGATTTCTAGGATTTTCCCAGAACTCTTTCCAGGGATTGAGTCTTTGAAAAATGGGATTATCCACCTCCCAATCGTATGAGGCTATGCTGATAGGCCTGGAAAACCAGTCTCCCAGGCTAGCATCCTCAACCATTCCATCATTACGTGTACTGTCAAATTCTGCTCCACGGCTATCCATAAAACCGGGAACATTGTCGCGAAACTGCATTGTCTCGCTGGAAAGTAAAGCGTCCGCTTGACTTCCCGTTTGAAAAATTTTGTGATTTTGTGTATTTGTAGTTGGCCTACTATGCTAGGTAAGATGGCCGACCAATGCCATCTCCCGACACAGTCTTAAGATCATGTAAAGCCTCGCTTTGATTGGTACTTGAAAAGTCTATAGACAGAGGTACTCGACTTGATAATCAAAACTGGTATCCATACACATGAAATGTTTGCTCCTCCGTGGAAGGCAGTTGCTCTGCCCCCGGCTTTTAAGGACATCCGGCAGGTCTGGGCTCAATCCACGAAGATTAAAATTTTTCTAGCCAAGAATTTGCAAGATCATCATACGTCTTTTCAAGATACTCAGTCCAAATGTTATGGGCTTGAGCAGCTTGTCGCAACTTCGCACGTATTTCTTCATAAGTTTCCTCTCCATGAAGAAATGACTCAAGTAGAGCAGTTATGATCGAACAAATGGCCAATTCCTCCAAGTCACCTTTTCCACTCACCATGTGGAGCATCTTTTCAATAGAATTCATGCTCAAGGCACCGACTCTCACACCAAGTCTGGGGTGGAAAACACTTTTCCTCTTCAAAAAATCAATAAGGGCTTGGTCCACAAATTCGGCAGGGTTGTCACTCTTAGCCGCATCTGTGATGCCCATCCCTATGAAA